TGAAAAAGTTTGCCGTTAGTTTCTTGCTGCATTTTCTGAAGCACATCCCAGCCTTTTGAACAATCCGCAAGTACGATATAAAGTTCCTGGTCAGCACCTACAAAGTTATAGAACTGGGCTATATGATAATATACCATATTGTTTAGGAAGCCGTCATTGGAGATTCCAAGCAATTTCGCATCATCCATATTGTATATTCGTTGCACCTTTTCGTCACGGAAATTATGGGCAGCCAAAGGATAGTCAACGAATGGAGATTCAAAACTGCTTATATCAAAAAGCATTCCACCGATACTTTCATCGGTAGATATGTTGAATGTCAAGTCACGTTCTTTCTTGACACCGGTGTTTATATAACTTATATGCGCCATCTTGCTTTTTCTTTATAATAGTATAAAAACAAAATAGGAGCCGTTCACAGCTCCTATAATTGTCATTTTCTTGCACCACCTGCAAATGCTCCTAATGCGTTGGTTTGCTGTACCATCATCATCTGAGAGTGCATCCATTGGGCATTTTCAGACCAGAAGGCAAACTCTTCAAGACTTAGGTTCTGCATGTCAAGTTGAGGATAGTAGTATGCAGTGAGTGCGAAGCGTTGCCTGAAGTAATCCTCCTTACCTATACGGCAACGCTCTATCTCTTTACCATGTCAGCGTTACGTGCATCAATGATACGGTTCAATTGCTGCATTGTGCCGTACAGGAACAATTCTTCATCATCAACCAATTCCTTGTCACCTGCGAGGAACACGTTTGAAGCAAGCATCTTGTTTGCCTGAATCAAGTCCTTCTGAACGAAGTTCATGTACTGGCTGAAGTGCATCAGGTTCGGACGACGGAGATAAGCGATGTACAAAGGCTTGTCATCATCTTCGTCACCTTGTACTACAATAACGAACACCTTGCGGAGATTGTGGATTTTCTTCAACTCTTCCGCTTTCTTGGCAATTTCTTCACGCACTTCCACTGGAACATCGATGTCCGTAAACATCATTGCTGAATTAACGTTTTCTTCAGCCGGGTTTTCTTTTTGATTACGCATAATACAATGGTTTAATCTGTTAATACTTCAGTAAACACCAAATCGTGTCTTCTCTATATAATAGTTATCGGATGAAAAAACATAAAAAAAGAGGCAGCCGTTTCCGACTGCCCCACCTGATAGTATAAACAAGCAATTAAACCGTTTATGCTCCTCCGTAAAGCTCGTGAGACCAACTCATCTTAGGGTTAGCTTGTACCTTACCGGTATAGATACGATGCGGATGCAAGTTGAATTCCTTAGTGAGTGAAGTATCATCCTGGTTGCCGTCCATACCGCCTTGAGCGAGAATACAACCTGCGAGAGTTACGGTTTCTGTTGTAACGTTGGCTGCAACGTCATTTACCCAGCTTACAATCAAGTTGAATTCACCGAGACCGAGCAAAGTGCCGTCACTTGACTTTTCACGCAATGCAATCTGAGTACCATAAGGCAATGTGATGGATGCCTCATAGGTCACGTTACCAAAACCACGTTTACGAGGTTGACCACCAAGACCGTAGATAGGTTCAATCTTACGTTCCGTATTCCATGAAATAGCGGTACAGTCAACCAATATAGGTGCGCTTTCGCTTTCACCTGCCAAGTTGGTCTGAAGCTGAATCATTGACCAACTATATGCTACATTATTAATCGTTGCCATTGTAATATAGTAATTTATCGGTTAGACATTATCCGGCTGTCGAAGTGAAGCCTTCAGTAACATGGATAACAGAAGCACAGCCAAGAGGGATAAGACGATAGTCAATATCAATCTTGTCAGTGTTCAAGACATCTTGGTCTTCTGCGATGGTACAAGTACGTCCGCTGATTTGTGGAACTGTAGTACCAGGTTCAACCATATTTGCATCCAAAGCGGCGATTACAATGTTTTGGAAGCTTGCAATAGCTGTTGCAGAAAGTCTACCAGTTGTAACATCCACTTCAACGTTGCTGTTGACGTAAGGCAAAAGCGCACGGCGAACTACACGGCGGCTCTTGTGCATTACACGGCAACGAGCGATAGTACGATAATCGCCCACGCTCAAAGTCTGGTCGCCACTGAAGAAGATGCTGTTTTCCAAACCATCGTAGTTGGTTGTGAAGATGAAGCCCTTCTTGTGGATGTATTCATTGCGCTTTGTATAGCCGATTGTCTTGATGTTGGTGAAAGAAGATTCACTTGCATATACACCATTTTCAGTGTCTTCAACAAGGTTGCCGAAACCAAGTTCAGCTTCCTGCATAACTGTTGCAAGATTAAAGCTGGCCACGTGACCGATACTTTCGTTTGCCGGAGCAACAGCCAAACAACCCATAGCAGCACCGATATTGCCTACCACTGCATAAGAAGCAGATTCAGAAACATGGTTGACTGCGTACATAATCTTATGTACAGCTTCTGTAGCAGCCTGGCCGAGGATTACTGAAACTTTCGGAGCATCCAATACACTGAGGTCAGGAAGCTTCTTCAAGTCTGTTTCAGCTTCATTCACGATCGGTGCGTTGAGAATGATGTTCAAAGGAGAGTTACCTTCGTAGTTGGTTACACCCACCTTACCACCAAGAACTTCAGCCATAGCCTGAAGCTTAGCACACACATTGCCGGCATCTACAGTGTAATTGCCGTCTTCGCTCTTGGAAGCAATAGCCTTGCCAGTCCATACACCGATTTGGTACAAGATACCACCTGAAGCGAGCTGCATTTTTTCAACCGCTTCAAACTCAGTGTCAACATCGCTGTCCATGAACGAGACAAAGAGTCTCTGATTGCCGCCAGCAAGAGCAAAGAAGCTGTCAATATGGTACTTAACGACACCTCCCAATACAGTCTCGTCAATACCTGCTTCAACGGCATCTTTCGGTACATTCAGTTCCACAACGTTTCCGTTGGCAAATGTCTGAGCGGCTACACCTTCACCGAGAGCCTTTTCGATACCGCCTACGACTGATGCATCGAAGATGATACCAACAACGTTCTCTGTGCTAAGGTATACATTGTTGACGAAAGCACCATCAGTATCGGTGGTGAACACTCCGCCTAAATTAGTATTTGTTGCCATTGTGAGTAATTATTTATTTGTCAGAAAATTTGTTTTGGTACAGAGTTGCGCCCTTACGCAAATACTCTGGAACACCTGCCGGATGAACAAATCCTTCAGGAGTAACATAGAACTCCTTGTATTGAGGATAAAGTTTCATCAAGTCAACGATTTTAGCTGGAATTTCATCTTTCTTCTTGCTTTCCTTCTGTGTTTCAACAGCTTGTTCAGCAGTCTGTTCTGTTGCTTCCATGCCTTCTACCTTTGTTTCTTCAATTGCAGGTGCGGTTTCTTTGCTTGTTCTTGCCATAATTGTAAAGTTTAAGACAAGGAGGATTCAAGCTCCTCCTTGCCAGGTTTCACTTATGCGTATTTGAAAGGAATGTGAGCTGTGATTTCCTTCGGACGAACGATGTTGATGTCCATCTTGATGAGCATCTTAAAGAAGTACAATTCAGAGTTAGCCTGGAGCTTTTCAACCTGAAGTACGTTTTCATCGTTTGCATAGTCAACACCCATCCAAAGGTTAGAATCCATTCCAGTGGTGAAGCAACCCATGAGGATTGTATCATCAGGCAATGCAGTCATAGGGATGATGCGCTTGCCCTGGAAACGATGCTGGTTTTCATCACGGTTGTCGTTGTACTTGAATGTCTTGTCTGACAAGTACTTGTTATAAGCATCCCAAGACTTGTAGTCCATCAAGATAACCAAACCTTGCTTCTTGCGTACCTTCGGTTCAGTAGCCTGCCACATAGCGTACAATTCAGCTTCAACAGCTGCACCGTCAGCAAATGCACCAGTACCTGCAACCTTGATTTGACCGCACTTTGCATCTTCCGATTCAGCTGGAGCGGCAGCGTTCATCAACATACGCATGATGGCACCATTGAAGTACTTCATTGGACCAGCAGCATCTTCGCTACCGATTTCTGTAGCACCGGCAGCAACATTGCCGTCAGCACTTGCAACCTTGGCAGCTTCTGTAGGAGTTGCAGCACACCAGATAGCGTGGTTGATATATTCAACCTTGCGTTCCAACAACAAACGAATCATGGTTGACTGAACCTTCGGATTCAATTCACGGAATACCAAGTTGCCGTTCGGCTGGAATGGCTTGTAGTATTGTTCGAAGTCACGTGGGTTGAATTCCATGTAAACCATGAAATCGTTCGGTTCCAAGTAACGTTCTGCAAATTCGTACTGACCCACTGACTTGCTGGAATCAGGAGTTGCCACATGGTCTTGGATAATCTTGCCAAGCTGAACACTAGGAAGAGCATACTTCTTCTGAATGCCAGACTTGATGTGAATAAGACCTTCCTTATAAGTCTCGTTCTCTTGAGCGGTGTAGGTCAGGAGGTCCGCTAAAACCTCACCAGTATAGTTACTCTGACCTGCATTAAAAGTAAATGCACCCATTTTCTATGATTTTTAAATGATTAAAACTTGTATTTCTTAGTCGAGTGTACGGAACTTGAAGTCCTTTCCTACAACTTCGTCAACCTTTGCATTGACTTGTTCTTCAGCTGTCTTCATTTCAGCTTCAGCCTTACCCTTGTTTGCTTCAGAAACGATGTTGCCGAGATTGTCACGTGCAGGAATCTTAGCCAAGATGCTTTCTGCAAGAGCGAAGTCGTTCTGAGCAATCTTGATGTAGGTTTCCTTTTCGTCCTGATTGATTTTGCATTCAGCGATTGCCTTGTCAATGAGGGCGTTAACCTTTTCTGTCTTTGCAGCTTCTTCTGCGTCCTTGTACTGCTTCAATGAAGCATTAGCCTTTTCCAAGTCGGCTGTCAAGTTCTTAACCGATGTCTGAGCACCAGCCAATTCTGCTTGAGCCTTAGTCAACTGATTCTTAGTATCTTCGAAAGACTTTACAAGACCATCGTACTTTTCAGCCTTAGCCTTCAAGTCAGCAATCTGAGCAGATACGTTTTCAGCTGTTGCCTTTTCTCCAGTCAAACCGAAGAGGGCGGCGATAACATTGATTTCGTTCTTTTCCATTTTTGTAAACTTTAGTTGATTATTATCTTTTTCGTTAATAGTTTCCGGTTGGAATTGTGGAGTGGCTAAGCCCAGTACAGCCTTGATTTTCGATACATCCTTGACATCCTTCAAAGCAGCCTGAATTTGGTCACGGATTGCTTTAGGTGTTTCAATCACATTTTCAGCCTTGACAAAACCCTTTTCTACAGCTTGGGCGGCATTAAGGAATGTTCCGTCATTTCCTTCCTTACCATCCATGATGTCCTGAACTTCTTCTTCGCTCAGGCCGAAACGCTTGATATAGATTGTTTTGAGCTGGTGGGTAAAGGCATCAGTAACTTGCGTATATTCCTTTTCACCATTGTTGTCACAGAATGGGTTGTGAATCATCAGAAGCGCATAATCTTTCATGTAAAGTTCATCGCCAGCTGCCCAAATGATTGACCCCATAGAGGCTGCAAGAGCATCGTTGATACACTTTGTAGGAATCTTGCAATCCATGATTTTTGAAAAGACGCTCATACCTTCCACGCAACTGCCACCAGCTGAATTGATATGAATTCGGATTTCTGACGGGTTAACGTAATTGACAAGGTAGTCGAATTCCCACAAGAAACTATCGACACTCCAGTAGTCCGCATCGGTGTAGAAACAAATGTCAGCCGGGCTTCCAGCGCAACACTTTCCCTTAATGAATTTGAACTCTTTGTTTGCCATTTTGATTTTGTTTATTAATAATAGTAAGGATTTTTTATTTTTATGGATAAAAAATTTACAACAACCTTATTTTCAGGGGGTTGCTGTAAATTTCACGTTATCCGATAAAGCCCGTAGCTTCATCGTATTTTTTAGGATGGTCGAGGTTGTTATGTCCTTCAGGATTAACGCCTTCAATGGTTTTGTCCTGGTCGGCATGATTAGTAAAAGGAGGGCATACGAACTTCTTATAAACCTTGTTCCGTGTCACCCAAATGTTCCGTTGCTTGAACCACACTTCATAAGTCATCCAACAAGGCTGCAAGGCATCATCAAAGCTTTCCATAGGGTCGATGTACTGCAATTGACAGCGTTCCTGCAAGCACGGATAATTCGGTACATTTTCCTGAATGGTCTGATGTATACGTTCAGCAACGTAATACACGTCCATGTCATGACCTTCATCATGGTTGTTCAATCTGTTCAGAATGAATCTGATTCTCAATGTGGCACGTCCTTCATTGATACGTGCCTGTTGCACCAAGTATCTCCATTCGATGAAATGCACAAAAGCAGCAGGAAATCCTATCGTTTCTTCAAGGTTTCCATTCGGGCTGATGATTCTTTCATACTGGCCGTCACTGACTTGTACTGTGCGGAATATGGCAGGACTATCGGGAACGCCATATTCCCAAGTGACTTTCCTGAGTATTTCCTTCATGGCAGTCAACACATCAATCGGTCCGTTCGCTTCAACCTGCATCGGAACTGGAACAGGTTCTTGCTTGACGGGCTTCTTGGTGGCTGTTGCACTGCTTTTGTTACCACTGATGACCTTATTGTCTTTCTTGTCTACAATCATCTTTATCTGTTTTATTGATAATAGACTATACCTTCTTGATTAAGAATACATTATCGAACAGATATTGCTTCATGATGGACAATGCGAATGTGTCAATCTTGTCTGAGTGACCCATGAATTGTCTTTGGATATATGGTTTTGGTCGTCTGCCTCTGAAGCCCTTGCCATAAGTATCTCCTGGTCGTGGATTATTGTGGTAGCCAGCATAACAGACAGAAAGCTTCTTATGATGTGAAGGATTCGCTTTTACAATATCAGTATAAATACGTGTAAGTCCCTTGCTCTCATTTTCATTCAATTTGATTGAACGATACAGATCGCCATACTCTTTCAATATTCTTGAACCGGTTCTTCTCTTTGCTCGCTTTTTCAAAGTATAGTTTGACAATGCAGGCCATTTATGTGACCCGGTTGACCAAAACTGTTGATACTTGAATGACTCCTGGAAGACCTTTATTGCCCTGTGACCAACGACAACCCTAAACTTTTCAGCGTTTACTTGCATGTAATGAATGGCGATTTGAAGATGTCTTGTCCATTCCTTACTGCCATGCAATATAACGCCCTTACCAATGCTTGATTTTCCAATATCCTTCTTGCTAAGTTGGTTGCGCATCGAACCCCATTGCCTTGTAGAAGAATCCTTTGTCGGGCTATCAACTTTTCCATAAACAGCACGATGCCATCCATATTCGGGGTTCTTACCACCAGTCAAACCAAGTGGACGTGAAGCTTTTATAAAACTGTCACTTTTTAAAGAAGATGAATTGAAAAACTTGTTGTATTTTGAAGGCATTGCCAGTGACTTACTTCTAGTCCTGACAGTGCCTTGAACATGCCCCATGGATTCTCTCCATTGTTTGAGTACCCTGGGGTTGGTCACTTCGCTTCCACCTTTAACATAAAGTTTTCCGGTGGCTTTACTATATTCGTATTTTGAGGGGTCAAACTTCTTAGCCATAGTATTGTTCCTTTATGCGTGTAACAAAACCTTGCAGCATATCCTTATCCTCTTCCTTGACCTGGAAGTATGAATGTGATGGACCGAATATCCTGCCACAAGTAGCCAATGATTCACTGAACACGTCACTCAGTTGTTTAGGCTTCTGAATTTTACTTGCAGAACCCATGACTTTCTTGACATCAGCTTGTTTTGCCCTCACATCAAGAACTTCAAGGAAACAACGGCAGTTCCACTCAATAGGCGGTATCATCCAGGAAGGAAATTCATCTCTTGGTGCTGCATACCCTTGGAGTTCCATGTGCCAAGGACGGACTTTAGCGTCATTCTGTGTCCAATAGACCACATAGTCACGGCTGCCCATACCTATCCAACGTCCGGCGACCATAGCTGCATATTCAATGTCCGAGTTCTCGATTGCAGCATAAGTATCATTATACTTTTCACACAATGCTTCCAGTTCCTCATATTCTTCCGAATTGAAGTCTATCTCATCGTCATCGCATAATTCAAGAACTTCCTGATACAATTGGTATTCTTCACATACGGCAAAATCAATGAGATTGTTTACAGCTGCAATTATACGGTCACGCAAATCCTTATCATGCTGGGTCAGATTCTCGTCATTCATATTTTTAAGAAGCATAAGCGCTTCATCCACATCAATGTTCAATCCTCTGAAAGCGTGGTTGATAGCCAATTCCGCTCTCAATTCTGCAAGCGCATACAATGCTTCTTCCTTCGTATCGGAATTGATGTTCTTCAGTAAAGCTATAAACAAGGCAAGCAACTCCTTATACTCGCTTTCATGCTGAAGTTTTTCTTCATCAGTCATGGAAGCTTGTATGTTCTTGGAGAGTTCAGAGGTGCAACCGCCTTTTATTGCACCCCTGACAGAAAATTTATCTTGTTTCTTGGATGACCATAACGTTTTTCATACTCTTCATCACTCATGCGGACAATTCCATCCGGGTCATCATCACCGCCACCAACAGTTGAGCCATTGTTGCCAGTTTCGAAATTTCGTTGTTTTCCGACTTCGATACCCCATTCCTTGTTGATTTCTTCAGCATCGATTTCGTATTTGTTGGTAAGCATATCATAGAGCTTGATTTTATTCTCATCAGACATTTCAATCTTATTGCTGTATTTGAAGAACACATCAGGGGAAATGATTTTCCAATACTTCAGAATCGGGAGAACTTGTTCATTCATGATATTCTCCACGTTGGTTCTGTATGTGTTGATTCTAGCACGGAAAATGTCTTCATGAGCTTTGGTGGAACCTACATAGGACTGCATACCACCAGCCATAGATTCAGAACCTAGAATAAGATTTGAAACTTCCTTGTTTACATAATGGATAAGTGAATCATAAATCTTTTCTGAGTTGGACATAGTAAATGCCTTGATGTCAATTTCATCATCTTTACCAGTCACCAAAACCTTGTTCTGTGCTGCCGATGCAATCTTGTTTGCAAGTCTCTGGCGTGATTCGTTGTCTTCAGCACCAGTCTTTCCATGGATAATCGGTTGACCATAAGTATGGCTGAAGTTCACCCAATTACTCAATGTATATTTCTGAGCGAGAATCAAGGGTGTTGTAGCAGCAAACAATCCGAATCCTCCGGTATTAATCAGGACATAATTATGTTTGTATTGTTCGGCGTTCAAGTCCCATCCAGGGTTCCACCGGTGCCAATACTTCACTACACGTTGTTGGTCAGGAAGCACACATCTTCTTTCGATGCAGTTCACTTCCTTCAACTTACCAGTGTCAGGGTCAACTTCCTGCATGATTTCAATTAATGTATAGCCATAAAGATACGCTTCAACAACCCCTCTGATAATCTTTTCAAACTGAGTGCCTTGACAGATTCTCGATTCTTTAGGGTCACGAATCCACTTTCCGTTAGCATCTTCCCTTGCCATCATGTATCGTTTGCCTATCAGTTGCGAATACAAGGTTTCGATTACACCTTGCAGATGGGCATTCTGAATGTAGCATGAATCATAAAGGTCAATAAGACGTGAGCGGTCATCAAGTACAGTTCCATCTTCCACTTGACTGACGATACTCTTGAATTGACATCTACGGGTCAGTTCTTCGGTATATTCCTGAATCGTCTTCTTCACAATGTTATAATGAGCCACAAGTGCTTCGTCAGTGAAAAACTGACCATTCGAATTGTTTTCTGTTCTTTTACGCATAATGTAATGTTTTTTTATTTCTTAATAGACAGCATGTACATTACACCAGCCTTTACCTGAACATCAAGGGGTATGTTAAAATATACATCAAATCAAAAAATTTTCAATAATTTTTCAGTTGATTATCAAGTACATAACCAAACTTCAAATGTTAAACAATCCAATCTAACTATACACCCAAAACTATTATATAATGATAGTACATATTTAAACCACAAATTATATGACAGCAATTAACCAAATGTACCGTTTGAAAGTCGCCTACCAAGCGGAAAACGAATCAAGTGGCGAAATCGAAAAAATCAAGGAAGAAATCCTGGTTGAGTGCGTGAACTATACAAATGCCGAAGCCTTGCTGAATAAGCTGATTGAGACCTACAGCATGAACAAGCTTTGTCCGGCAGTGTACGAAATCATCAAGTGCAAGTTTGCAGCCGATGACATCTACATCAACTCATTGGTAGACTGTGACGATGACACAACCCCTTTGACCTATGGAAGACTCAACTGCTTCTTCAAAGACGAAAGCCATGGTCTTTATGTCGTGGACACAATCGTTTTCGGTGACAAGGAAGCCAAGGAAAAGGATGAAAAGAGAACTTTCCTTATTCCTGCAAATGACCCTGCCGATGCAACAATGCGTGCAAAGGCGATTTTGGGTTATGATGGCAATAAAGAAGAAGACATTGCAGTGACCAATGTTAAGTATGACAAGGCTGGAAACTTCTATCTTGACCCGATGACATTCAACAACCTTTCTGAACGTTCAGACAAAATTTTTGAAAACTATGGATTATAAGACCAATACACTCAGTAAGGAAGCAAAGATTGCTGACGAGCTTATTCCTGAAGCAGCCGGATTGTTCTTCGGTGAAGTTGGAAATGACCAGGTTGTATTCGACTACACGGCCTATTTTGAACAGAACGAGCTTGAACAAATCGATTACAAGATGTTCATGAGAACAAACAAGAGATACATTGAACTTCTTGCAAGGGCAAAGAACAGAAAGACATCTGAATTGTTCTATCAGAATACCAATGGTCATATCTTGATAGCAGCCGAACTGGTATTTGTTTTTTTAGCTTTTTCAAATCCAGAAATGCTCGTGTATTTCAACGGACTAATAAGCGACGTAATGACAAGCGGTGTCGCATATAGTGATGGATTCGTATATGCCGCAGCTGCCGAAAGGTTGCCGTCAGAAGTGCTGGCAGACATCATTAAAAACCGTGCAAAGCAAGATGAAGAAGGAGATAAACAATAATCCCACCCAAATAGTAGCCTTTGACGCAACCTATATTCTGTGTGCAATGTTCAAGTCAATCAGTGAAGCAGCCACGATAACCAAGACATTGAGGCAGTCATTGATAAAGGCAGCATACGGGGACATCATTTCGGTAAACGGAAGATACTGGAGAGCCGTGCCGTCAGATTTTCAGATAGAGCCTGACGACCTTGGAACCCTTACTCTATTTGAATTTGATGCTGCTATCGGTGTTGACAGAAAAATCTACAGCACACGAAAGATGCTAAAGTCTACCGTCATGTTGGAAAGCGATTATCTTAAAACAATTGAAAACAAAAAATAGATAAGAATATGTTGAAAATAGATATTGTAAACAAAAGCAAGAATCCATTGCCCAAATATGAAATCGAAGGTTCGGCAGGTATGGATTTGCGAGCAAACATTGAAGAAGCGATCGTATTAAAACCGATGGAGCGTAAAGTAATTCCTACCGGGTTACATATCGCTCTTCCCAAAGGATATGAAGCGCAAATTAGACCACGTTCAGGACTGGCCGTAAAGCACGGAATCACTTGTTTGAACAGCCCAGGCACTATAGATTTCGGTTTCACCGGAGATATTGGAGTAATCCTGATTAACCTTTCAGCCGAAGATTTCAATATTCTTCCTGGTGACAGAATCGCCCAAATGGTAGTTACAAGCCATGAAGAGGTAGAATGGAACTTGGTAGAAAAGCTAGAAGAAACTTCACGTGGTAACGGTGGTTTCGGACATTCAGGTGTAAAATAGTTTAGTTCATCAATAAATTAATTGGGTTGGAGGTAGCTGTGAAGCTGCCTCTTTCTTTTTATAAGGTACGCACGTGAAGAAACAAATTTCTAAAATGTTTAATAACCTAATTCCCAGTGAATTATATTTGTTTTAACCTAAATTAACCGTGTTATAATTAAAATTATTTTGTTGTTTCACTTTTTGCACATACATTTGCAGATATAACGAACTAAAAAGGAATAATTATGAGTTTGAAAGGAAGTATTACAACATCGGACTATTTACCGTTCAGCGATTATCAGAAGCTGGTGCAGACCCTTATCGATGAAGAAAAATACTGGTGGGCTTGCTATTGTATCTTGTCCTTCTGTACTGGACTTCGTTTTTCTGACGTAAGAAGACTGCGTTGGATAGATGTTCTTGACCAAAAGAATATCATTGTAACGGCTAAGAAAACAAACAAGACACATATCATCCCGATTGGAAACAATGCTTCTGACCATCTCAACACATTGTATAAAAGAATGGGCAGACCGAACAAGACGAGCTATATCATTGCAGGTCAACAGAATTCGGAAAAATCGGTCAATATCCAGTATATAAACAGAATGCTGAAGGGCTTTGTCAAGAAGTACAAGTTGAACATAGAACACTTCAGTACCCATACGTTCAGAAAGACCTTTGGACGCTATGTATATGAAAAGTCTGGAAGAACCAATGAATCGTTGCTTTACCTCAACAGAATATTCAAGCACCGGAACATCGAGACCACCATGGTTTACCTTGGAATACGTGATGAGGAAATAGCGAACATATACCACATGATTGAAATTTAGAAAATGATAATAAACAAGGACAGAGGAATATTCAAGGGAATGAAGCGTTGTGTCTGTTGCAACGGAAAATATTTCATGGATGGTTATGACGAGAAAGACAAGATTGTAAGGCTGATGGTCAAGGAAGGTATATGCTACAATTGTGCATACTGGAAGACCATCATCAAGTCACCTCCACAATATATGGAGGTGGTGAACAACCAATGTTTGAGGATATTCCCGAAGGTCGAAAAGAAAGACAAATCAATGATATTGGGAGGCCAAGGCAAGGTCAGGTATTTCATGAGACCCGACTTGAGTGTAACCAAATCGAACGATATATGGGTTATAGGCAAGGTTCCTGAAGTATTCAGAGACAAGCTGCCGAATACAATGGTGGAAATCACTCAAAAGGGATATACGAGGCTGAATGTCAGCAAGAATAAAAACAAGTGTTCAGCCCGTGGATGCTTCGATAGATACCATTGTGTAAGATATAGAATTGAATTGGAAAACGACCATATAGGAGCCTACAACCAGGTTCCTCCAGCCTGGAAGGTCGGAAATGAACGTTGCAAGTTTTTTATAAACAAGAACGAAATAACAATTGATGAAGGCAGTGTTGAATAATAACATTTATGCCTATGAAAGAATGGTTCAAAACAAAGTACCGAATCATGCCGGTCTATTCTGAAAAGAACAACAAGCAGATTGCGGTAATGGTTGAGGTGAAGTATAACTTTATACATGAGTTCCAGCCGATGTCAAAGAAATGTCTCGATGAAAATGGCGAACTGACCGACAAGCCTGCCATCTTTGACAATGAAGAAGATGCATTGTTCTTTATTAAACATCTAACCGAATCCTTATGAAACGTTATCTAATCACTGAAGTGGTCACTGCAAAGCCCATGTCATTCCATGAAGCATGTATGCAGCATGACACGATCGGTACACTGGCAAATATAACAATGCCTTCAGAACCGGGGTTCGTACTATGCCATACACGTCCGTTCAGGTTTGAATGGGTATCCGAAAGTGCGTTTATAGGAGTTCCGTTCGACAACAATGAAGAAATGTTGAAGCATTACTTTAATGCACTGGAGGAAATATCCGATTTTGTAAAGAAATACAGCAAATCGGCAACGGAAGAACAAAGGAATATAATCTACAGCATCAACAGGCACATGAAAGCCATCAAGTCAAATTTCAAGAAACTTATAGATTAATTTTAAAAAGCGAATATTATGGAAGGAAAAATCAACGAATTATTGGAAAAAGTAATGACAACCATCGACAAGGATTCTGATGCTGTTGTCTTGGTGCATAAGGACGGCAAATGCGGTGCAGTAGTACATGGAAATATCGAACACAACGCAATGTCCATGTTCTCGTGTATGCACCAGACTGAAGGAGAGCTTGGTACAGCATTGTACAATATCCTGAAGCTCAACGTGCTCAACATCCTTGGCAACCCTTCTCCTTATGCTGATGACCTTTTGGATGCAATCAACAACTTGGCAAACTCAATGGCAAATGAGGTGGATGAAATCAAAAAGAATCCACACATGACTTTAGTGAAAGGAGCTGACGATGGCACAATACACTAATTACAGCGAATCTGACCTCCACCTATTGTTGAACGAGCCGTGGGAAATCAGTGACCGTCCATATATGCTTCATGCCGCCTATGCCATCAGCTGTCTGTACGAAACGGTAGTGCCGATAGATTATGATGACGACGAAACGTTCAGTAAGGATGACATGTGGGGCTGTACAATCCCCAAAACGATATTGGACAGACTTGTGTCGGATATTACTGAAAATTTCAACGGAGCCGCCGTGAATGGTCAACGTGTCGATATATGGGGAAGGTCGTATTCAATTAGAAAGTGCAATGCCTATGACCCGAAGAGAATACACCTCATCTTTGATTTTCCGATTGAGAACGGAGAATACAAGATAACCAAGGAGGGCATCAAGAATCTCAGCGGCATTGTTCCTGAATCATTGCAGAAATATGAGACCACACTGGACGAAACCAAAGCCAACAGAACTTACCTCAGACAAGTGATAATGCTGGCAGAGGACGACAAGAACAACGGGTGGGACAAGCTGACGGATATGGAAGTCGCAATGTATTGTTGGGCTTTGTATTACCACAAGTACCAGTCTGACAATTTGATTGAGTTCCAGAACCTATATAAGGACTATATATATATAAAGGTAAGCGAAATCAAGTCTTGCTTTATTGAAAAGGCCATATTTAGGGAACGTCCGGTAGGAATGTACACTTTTTCCGCAAGGAAAGTTCAAGAATGGAATGAATCTGCAAAACAAGAATCGTTTGCAAGCAAGATACCTGAATCAGCTGCCACTGATTATTGGTATGACGTAGCGTTGAAGAAGACTTTTAAAGAATTTGCAGTGTAATTTTAAGCAGAGAAAGGAAGGGTGATTATCCTTCCTTTCTTCTTTCTATGATTTCCCTGGCAAAGAGGATTGCTTCAGTCTCGTCTATAAAATAATTGCCGACTTCAAACCTTTCATCATGCTTGGCTCCACCCATATCCATGTCGGCAGTGACCGTGAACCTGTCAGTGATGTACCAGTACTTTTCCCTGTAGTTTCTTCCGTTCTTCTTGATGAACGTGTTTGACCTTCCGTTGAACATCCAACCTTCCTTTGCAGCCCTGTTGTGAAGTGCCTGAACCTCTTTCAATGACGATGGCTTCAGGGGTGTACACTTCTTTTCTATCTCACAATCAAATTTAAGCTCATCTCCAATCAACAAAGCCACAAAACGATAATTGCAATCGCTTGATTCTAGGAACATTCCGACATTAACCCCTGGAGTATCCTGACGTTTGAAGGTTACATAGGAATATTTTTTAGGAGTGTACAGTTCTACCAGTTTTCCGTTCCTCACTGAGAAGTCATAACCATTATTGAATAGCAACTCTTCAAATTCATGTATAGGCTTCTCTTCCAACGGCAGAATCTTTCCTGGAAATACTTCCAAATCCTTTGTGACCAACTTGCCTTCAAAGTCACAATAAGCGGCCAATATAGCCGTAGTCGGCACTGAGATGGAAACTATGCCTATGGTATGGCCATAACGGACTATATCACCGGAACCGAAACCATTGTCAACCCAATCGATGAACTGTCTGTAGGTTGACCTGTATTTCGGCTTCAGGGCCTTGTGTACCTTGCCTCCCTTGAAATAGTTCCTGCAATAGGCAAGCACCAACTGCCAGTCATCTTCGGGAAATTCGCACTGGGAAGTGTATCTGATTATCTGTTCTATGGTTTTCATGCAAGTCAAAATGGATAATTGAAGTGCAAAAATAAATAATATAATTCTAAAATTTGAAAAATGACCGAATTATTAGACTATTATATTGTGAAAACAGCCCGTTTGTGGCTAATTTTGTGGAACTATCCAATTGATGAAAGCAGTGTTGTGAAAACATTCATGACATGAGAAGAAAGCCACCGAAGAAGTCTCAGCTTCCAAAGCCTGAGCCGATTATAATCAAGATTAATCCATTATCGAAGAAACAGGAGATACTTATGCCCAAAATACGGTATGAGACCATTGCCACAATCGACATGGAAACGAAATTCACAGGCGAAATAACACCGGTACCGACCGTGCTGATATACATCATGACACCTTTGGAACTGAAGGTCATAACCACAATAATGCAAGAGACTTACCTGAATGGTCGATGCCTTATGACCATGAAGGAGATGTCCATACGTTTCAATTGTACCTATGCCGCAGTCCAAACCGTATTGAGCAACCTGAGAAGACGGAGCATATTGCTTGAAGAACCAAGCGGCAATGGTGGTAGCGGCAAAAACCGGATGCTGAACTTCAAGGCCATACAGCATATAAACGACCTGGTTCAAGGGGAAGACCCTGGTGTGTATGCACGGATAAAGAGCATCATCATTCGAAGGGACATCCTGACGCTGACCAAGGAAGACATCAGAAAAGGCTATGACAACAAGGTACTCCCTCCGGGACACGATCCGGTAGAAGAGGAAGAGTACGACTAATAATAATCAAGTGATGAGAGCAGCGGATTTTTAACTGAAAGCACAATGAGCAGACCGATTCATTTTGAATACCAGGAATTCAACGGATTCACTGTAGTGGCACTTGATTCAAGGCTGTCAGACTATAATTTCCAACCGATGATGGAAGGTGACAAGCCGATGGTAAGGATGCCTGAGAAGACCGTGAAGGATTGCAGAAACATTGACGGGTGTGTATATTTCCATCTTGGACATGTTACCGATGCCGTAATGGTAGATTTGATTGAGAAATTCCAGAAACTAAAAAAGGAAAAGGGGTGGAAACAGCAGCAAGGACTGATAATCCCTGACCATAAATTCAATTTCGGGAACCATGACGATTAATGAATATTGCAGAAAACTGAGCTTCCACAGCTTCGAGAAATATCCTGAGCAGAATACCGACATCTATATCAAGTGTGACGGGATGGATATGGGAACAAGGGAGTATGTGTACAAGTTCATACGGGTAAACAAGTTCAATGCTGCAACGTTTGACCCGAAAGAGGTGAAGAAAATCTTGAATAATGACGATGTTGACTGGAACTTCTCGTGGCTTCCGGCTGACGAAATAGATGAAAACTATGATAAAGACAATAATACTGAGCGCAATGCTAAGTGCAGGACAGACATCACAGATGAACTGGCCGATTAAACAGGATGCGATAATCGTATCAAGAAACGAAAAGAGGGAAAGCAGAAGGGAGCGCAGGGCAAACAAGCGCTGACAAAAAGACTTTTAGTTTCCGCATGGAACTATTATAGGGTGTGTTTTCATGGTATTAGATTTTTAAGGTTAATTGGGGTGCGCTGGGTTGTGAAACTCGGCGCATTTTTTTGTTTATATGGCTGGGACGGTTCTTGTGTGTCATTCCATCCATGCACATAATGAAGCCTCAAAAAGAAAGAGAAAAAAGAAAAACAAGAAAAAAACAAAGAAAAAGAAAGAAAAAGAAAAAGTTGACAGCCTTCAAAAAGAAAAAGAAATAAAAAGAAAATAAATAAAAGAAAAAAAAGAAAAAAGTAGAAAGAAAAGCTCGTCCGTTTTCGGGACCACTAACGTTTTTTATTTTTCACTCACCTAAAGGCTCATAAAAAATAAAATCCCGAAAACGTCCTCGCCCCGCCCGCGCGAGCGCGTGCGTTGGGTTGGGCAATAAAGCAGTATAGGCTATAAGGGTAATAAGGGTAGAGATTGTAAGATACACTTCCAGCTTTTAATTCAAAGAATTTATTCTAGGGTACTTTAGGGAACTTTAGGGAATGATAGATAACTTCCAGCAAATTTTAAAAAAGCTTTTTTAGGTTTTAAGGGTAGGAATGGTAGGTTATGGTAGGAAACTTCCAGGATAATTTTTAAAAAGCTTTTTATGGTTTTGATGTTAGGTCATGTTAGGAAACCTTCAGCAAACTTCAGGGTACTGCTTCCACTGCTTGCCTCACTCCCGTTCGGCGTATCGCTACTCCGTAGCTCTTTCTGTGCTCTTCCTCCCCCCATTTTAAGCCCCCCTCCACGCTGCCGCCGCCGTGCCGCCCTGGGTTCCGCCGATTCTTGCCGATGGTGTGCCGTGGATTTTCGGATTTGGATTTTTGGGTCGGGAAAAATTCGGGTGACGGCTTTTGGGGGTTCTGTGGTGGCCGTTGGATTTTTTCCTGATGGTGGTGCTTCAGAAAACCGGACTTGAAAATTGGGGTCGGGAAAATTTCGGGAAGGTGTTTTAAGGGGTTTCTTGGGGTAAAAATGGCTGAAAATTTTTGGTTGGTGTGTATGTGCATGTGGTGGGTGGTTTGTAAAATTAATTTTAAGGCTATTTTCAGGCGATTTAGACAACTTTTATGGCTTCTGTGTACATTTCCTAGTCTGAGGCTTTAAAAGTGCCTTAAATCGAAGGAAAATGAATGATGGTGTTTTGAGGGGTTTCATGGGGGTGTTTTGGGGGACTGGTGGGGTGGCTGAGGTGGGGTTTGGGAAAATCGGGATTTGAAATTTCGGAAAAGTTTACATCTGGCATGAAGCCTAGAAGAGCCACCCTCCCTACCATTTTTATTTAAAGCATTGATTTTCAGTACTTTATATTATTGTTAGTGTCACTTCCTACATTAGTGATACCAAAATTCTATAAATGTTCTAAAACACCGATTTTTATGCTTTTCCAAAGGTTACTGAGTTTTGATATTTTCTCTCCGCTAACTAGCTGATAATCATATAGTTAGCATATCGAAAATGCACAAATTTAGATATTTTAACGTAAATTGTTCTTACTTTTTACATGTCTAAAACTCCGATATTTAACCTTTCTTCACAATCATTTCACCCTATACCAAAATCACCCTAAACAAATACCTCAAAACTCTGTCAAAAACACTCTTTTTTCATAAAAAATCAAATTTTTGTCTCATTGATTATCAGTTAGTTACAAATTATTTTTTCTCACTTACACCTTATATATACACATAAAAGAGCTTCAAAAAAATTTTTTCAAAAATAGTTTGATAAATCACTTATCCCACTTCATATATGTGGTGTAAAAATTGAGACACAAATAGTGAATCAATGATTACATGTTCTTTGACATTTTGTTCTCTAGTGTTACTATCGACACATTAAGACTATCTCAGTACTATGTACTCTGTATGTCAGTCTATGATTGGCTTATAGTCTGTGTTCATATAGTGCCAAAATGAATTCGAAAGCATAAATTACGCACATAGGGAAGCGTATAGTCACACGGGTGATGTCGTGTGCATCAGGCAATGGTCCGATAGGTGAAGTTTAATGTCGTGTAGCCGAACAAAAAATCCACGCAAAAATAGTGTGGTTACATCAAGTGCAAATTGTATCATATAAGCAGCAAAAATGCCACGCAATGACTCCCAAAGGCATGGGAAGAGCGGGTAATCCCTGAGCGGATGCTATGGTACAGACGTAGGAGCACAAGTTACGTCCGCTTTATACCCTAGAACTGACCTGGGCGCATTAGGTGAATAGTGCGTCCGGGTGGAGTTCGTCGGGGGAATCGATTCTCTTGGGGGTACAAGTATAATTTAAAATAAAAATGTTATGGAAAATCCTGCAAATAATGTATTCAAAATTGCGCTAGTGATTACACTCATCAGCGGTATATGCCTAGTTATTGTCCCTATAATCGCCTTTGCAATGATTGACGAAAGCAATTATAGCGCACACAATGCAATTATAAGTACGCAACAAATTTCCTTCTTGGGGCTTATTGTTGGCGTTGGATTTATGTTTATTGGATATTTATGTAAAGAATAATAACTTAAAAACTTACAATTATGGGAAAGACTCAAGTAACAATTACGAAGAAGCAAGAAAACAAGGGTGCAAAGGGTATCATGGACTTGACTAGCACCATCGGACAAGTGCTGAAGCAGTTCATGGGCATCTACAACAAGACTTTGCCCGATTGTGACGGGCTTACAGTGGAAGACTGGATGGATGCACACGGAGTGCATAGATTCGTGGGCAAGAACGGCAAGAAGGGGAATTATACCCCCGCATTGCTCATGGAAGGATGGCACGAGGACATGAAGGTGAAGTCCGACGACGGGAAGACGAAATGTTCATGCGTGTTCAGGAACGTGCCTGCAAAGGTTGTAATCAGTGACCCGAACGACCCTGAAGGTGTGGCATATCGTGTCTTCACGAAAGAAGAAGCCGAAAAGATGGACGGAAAGCCCATCAGTAGATACATGCTTTCCGAGATAGCGGATAACAAGTGGAGTGTGAACACTATCCTCAGAGGCTTGAAGCAGACACGCAATTTCGACAAGGAGAACGAGAAGTCCATCGAAAGCGAGTTGGCATGGGAAGACCTGGAACACGTGTATATCGTGACCTACAAGAAGGTGAAGAACGCAAGTACAGGTGAAACTGGGGTTCTCCGCAAGGTTGTGGAAGTTGAGAAATCAAGAGTGACATTTTGATATTGCTTGTTTATTGGAGGGCGGACAGGTATAGAGGCTTGTCGGGTGGTTCAAGTCCACCCCGTCCACAAATCAAAAAGAATATGTTATGAAATTGCAGGAAATCGTTGCTGCATTGCCTGAAAGTTGGGTGATGCAGGGGAATTGTCGTGCCCATAAGCGACAGCCAAGTTTGAAGGCTAAACGTGCCATGCTTGACCCTTACGAGGTAGGCATGATGCGCCTGAAGGAAATGCAGTTGCCTTTCCACGTGCTCAATGCTGAACAAGTGGAGCACATAGGACAATGCAGCATCGACCGCACCTATATCATGGTAGTCCGTGAAGGCAAGACATGGACGATTGTGAGATACACAAGGGAAATGGTCTGCAAGTACAGAGGCCACGGATATATCATCAAGGGAAAGAAAGTGATTCCTCTACAGCACCATAAGCAAGGCACATTGGAAGAACTGATGGTATCGTATGAACATGAGAGCGATTGTCCTTTGGACGTGTTGGATGCTGAAGGCTTGTTCCATGCTTTCCAAGGCAGAAGAATCCACAAGGGCAAGAAGAAGGGCGGCGAGAGTTCAATCCATCAAATGTGCAAGAGAGTGTGCGAATCACAGGACTTGTCAAGACCATGGAAACGTGGCGAGCGTGTACACATGAGAGCCGAGAACAGGAAGAGACGTGAGGCTGAGCGCAAGGAACAGACTGCACTTGGCATCATCCGTGTCGCAAGGGTCGGCTTAATCTACAAGTCAAATACAAAGGCGGTACAAATGAAGAATATCCATTAATCTTAAAAGCATACGATTATGAAAAAGACAGAGAAACTTATGATGGCAGCAATTGCCGTAATGATAAACATGCCCATGAGCATGACTGAAGCCATGGAAATATCCAAGTCACATGGAGTTGACCACCGTGAAGTAATGGCTGAGGTTACAGCCATGTTTGAAGCTGAGCAAGCGTTTGAAAACGATTTGAAGGAGGACAAGAAATGAAGACGGTAGTGTACATGTGTTATGCGGTTTTGAGTGTTGTGCTTTGCTTCTTCTTTCTGATGGCAATCTCAGAATCTGAAGTCAGCGCAATGATTGGTGTAGCTTTCTTTGTGGGCTGTGCCTTCATGTATCATTCAAGCAAGTTCGTGAACGTAATCTTCAAGGCGTATGCAAAGCTCAGTGTACACCTTGCAAATAAAGTAGGACAATTTTTAATCAAATAAATTATGGCAAATTTACATGAAATGACAACCTATGAGTTGGAACAGAGAATGGACGAATTGACTGACAAGTTGATGGAGTGCCAAGACGATGAACAAGTGGAAAGAATCGCTGAAGAACTCGACTTGATACATGACGAGTTGGACAGCCGTGAAGAAATGGAGGACTGATTATGAAGAAAGGACTTCCTACCCTTATGCTAGCCGTATCACTGATGATATGGCTAGTCGTTTCCTGTACCATGCAGATTGGTAACGGAAAGCAGAAAGAAGAGACGGTACATGAAAGCTCAGTCACTTTGATTGAATTCGAGATTATCCGTGACTCGCTCTATGATTGTGCCATGAACATTTGCATGGGTTTGGCTGAGTGTGACGGAGGCTGCTTCTACACTGATGTGGATGATGTGTATGTCGAGATATTCAAGACATATCGTGTACCCAGTCTTGAAGTGCTTCTGACCATCCTTGACCAAGTGGACGCAAGCACATGTCTTTGGGATGTGTATGACGATGATGAAGGTACACTCGATTTGTACTATGATTATCGTGAACGCTATGAAAGCTTCTTTTAACTGCGGTTTTGTGAAATTCTCACAGAAAACAGCTTTAGAAAACAAATTTAATCATCTTAAACCAAATTTACGATTATGACAACAAAGAACATCAAGTGCAATTTTGCATCAGTATTCGCACAATTCGATACAGTGGAAGACATTAAGGAAGTGGCTAACAATATCTGTGCCCAAGTGAAGAACGCCTTTGAATTACGAAAGAAGGAGCTTGAAGCGGTGGTTGAAGTTGAAGCGGTGGTTGAAGTGGAAACGGAAACTGAGGTGGAAGCCAAGGAAGAAGTGAAGGAAACCAAGAAGGAATCCAAGAAGGGTGACAAGAAGTCTCGTGCAAAGGAAATGGCTGAGAAGTTCAAGAAGGAAAAGTCCGAAGCCAAGACCGAGACCAAGAAGGAATCCAAGAAAGAGAAGGAAGTCAGGAAAGAAGCGAAGACCGAGACCTCCGACGACCTCATTGCAGTGACTGATACGGCAGCCATCAAGAAATTGGGTCTCACCTTCAATAAGTACAATGACAAGTGCTATGTGCTTCGTGGTGAAACCAAGCCGTTGCGCAAGGTCTTGAAGGAAGAGTTCAAGGGTGTGTACAACAGCCGTCTCACCGGTGGTGAAGGTTGGGTAATCTCAGCAAAGCACGCTGAAAATTGCGCAAAGATGCTTGGATTGAAGCTGAGTGCATAACGTACCCTAATTAACGTGAAATTATGTAAAACCATAGTTGTATGTATCTCTATTAAGGGTTGGTGGGCAGTGAGTTTCACCGACCCTTTTTGTTTTTAAACTTACTACTTGAACTTATGAAACAGGAAATAATCGACCAAATGAAATCTCTTTTGGGTTCCGGCACATGGGCTGCCAAAGATTTTATAATGGACAGGACATCATTGCAGTCTTATGACGGATTGTTCTTTTGGATGAGTCGTGAGAATGGCACGAGCCTATGCAAGATTGATTTTATGAACATATATGAAACCATGAACAAATCCGAATTTGCTGAAGCGAACAGAATAGCATGGTTTCAGGAATTCTACATGTACCTGATGGGTGTCATGTATTGGGCTGAAGACAAAGCAAACAAGCTTTATTACTATGACTGCAATACATTGGTCCAAGTAGATTTGGAAACTGCCAAGAAAATCTATGATGGGCTTTTGGGCAGTATGTATCGTGAACTGAAAGAAGCTCATCCAAAAGAGTTGGAAATTTCATCAATGAGACTCCCAATCAGGTTGGATTGTTCAATATCAGCTTTGAAGAAAGCGTTGTATCATGCTGAAAGTTTGGGTGACACCAGCTTGATTGAATGTCTGCATAGGCTCAGATGTTACAGGAGGTGTGCAATCAACCAATCAGTCCATATCTACAAGGATTTCGGTGAGCATTGCTTTACATTCTCAAACAGAGCTGACGAAAAGTGCTTGCTGAATGGTGGCATCATCCTTCATGACTACATGAAAGCAAACAGATGGAGTATTCATACTTAAAATCAGGATATTATGGACGAATTTTTCAAGGACTTCGTGGTCATCGAGGTTCCACCGACCGAAGAATGTCGTGAAAACGACAAGTTTGATTATTGGCAGAGGTTCACTGAAGCTGAGAAGGACGGCATTGAAGCCATTCGCAAGGTGTTCCGTGAAATCGTCAATGAGTGTCATGAGGCGGAAAAGCCTTATGTAAACTTGACTGAGCTGTATATCATAGCCAACCACAAGGTATGGCAGCACTACAAGACCGACAAGGAATTGGCAGGTCATTACGATGATATGCAACGCTCAGGATATGAATATATCACCAATCACTTCACTAAAGAGGAATTGGATTATTTCTTTAAAACAACGGATTGATTATGGATGTATACGAAATGGCGCACCGGTGGTGCAATTGCAATTTTGGGAAGAATGGAGGTTGGAGGAATTCAAAAGCCCATGTAAGCTGTGATAAAACCTATTTCTATTCCTACAGCACGGTATATGCCATGTGGTTGGACAAGACTGAAGGACAACAACTGATGGCGATAATGGACAAAGGCTGTTCAATGACAAGCAACAAGCATTTGGGCGCAATTCAGTCAGCTATTCCAAAAGGCATCAAAGTAATTTCGACAAGTCTGTATGGCGGATGGTATGATTATAGAAACGTTAATTTTTCAGAGAGTGAATGGGGAAAGCGATTGCCTTACAGATTGCTGGAAGAAGTTGTTGAAATGGTTGAATCGTTCAAGGATTCCCGTACAATCGGAACAAGGGGTTTGTTAGGCTCAATCGAGAAAAGAACTGATGAAATCAATTGGCTCTTTGAAAATCGCAAGGAATGCAAGATAGGTGAATTCAACAAATACATGGGTGTAAGGAAAAAGATTGGAATGAAGAAGCTGTTCAGTTTCATACGCAAGAAGCTTTCATCCGAGGAAATCATTGAAGCCTTTTGTGGAAATGGAACCCTTGAAGCATACTATGGACGAATCAAGCCTCAACTGAAAGCTGAAAGGACAAGGAAGTTCGTTGAGTGGTTCAATTGGACACATAGGACTTCACCTCATGGTGGATATACCATGAAGGAAATCAAGAAGATGCCTATTGCTGAGAAGGTTATGCTCGCTTGTTATCCGCCTATGCCAGAATGGAAACGCAAAAAATTGTCATATCATTATGAGACCGTTCGTGATTATAAGTTAGCAAAATATCTCTTAGGCGATGACAAAACATTGAGATGTTGCAATGGAGAAGCAGGAAGCACTCTCATTACAAACCGCTTTACGGGTGAAAAATACGAGTTCCCTGAAACGTTCTGTGGGTATCCGTATTGGGATTTGAACGGCGATTGTCGGGATTTCGCACGTCAACTCCAATACACAAACATGGGATATATACAACCTTCCCTTGACTTGCGTGAATACAAGAAATTGCAGAACAAAGACCAATGGCTCAAGAGGTTCTATCAGAAGTGCAACATCATCAGCAAGCGCAAGAAGGCACTCAGAAAATGGATGGAGATGCAGCTGTACAACGATGACCGGCTGAACCAATGTACTGAAGAGGAATTCGCCCAATACAACCGCATCCAATTGATGTTCACCGAATTTATGGTTGATGTGGAAGCTAGAAAGGCTGCCGAAGCAAGAGAACGTGCCTATTTGGAAGCCGAGAAAGCTCGTTTGGAAGAAGAACGGAAGCTGAAGTACAATGATTATGTTTCCCGTGGTATCGAGGGGCATAGAGCCTTGTATTACGAAAAACTGAGCGGCATATCAGTTTCCGATTCTTTCGGTTCTGAATTCTTCTTCGGTGGAAATGTCCTTCTCAGATGGAGGACTGATGAAATTATCGAGACCTCAAGAAACATTTATCTCACGATCGAGCAGGCAAAGAAGATTTACAGACAAGTAAGTGTGTGGCATAATGACCCGACCAAATTCAAGGGCGGTATTCTTGAAACTAGGTCAGGCAAATACAATGCCCAAAGCTATGAAAATGACATTCTCACTGCCGGATGCCATCAGGTAGCCTGGTGTGAGATGGACAGAATGTATAATGAAATCATAAAACGTGAAATAGCATAATCATGATTACACCATTTATCAAGAAGTATGACGGAATGAGAATCAGTGATGCAGGAAGTTATGTGTCAGCTGATTTCAAGAAATTCCAAAGCGCAATGAAGCGTGAAGTGAAACGATTGGCTGAAGGGATTGGAGCTACCCTTGTATCATTCAGCAGTGGGCATTACGATATGAGTTGGTTCATTGAAAGGGATGGTAAATGTGTTTATGGACATTATAGTAGATTAGGGTATCGCTCGATACCCGATTTGACTTCTGAAAGCACATGTTATGTCCGTACAGCTGAAAGCCCTAAAGACTATCGTGGTGGAAGCAATCATCATTGCACTTTTGAGGATATTCAAGAAGTGATGAACAAACTTTTAAAATAAAAATACCATGTATGTAGCTAGAAACAAGAACGGATTTTTATGGCTGTTTAATGCTGAACCAACAAGGGAAGAACACTGCTTTGTAAATATGCAGAACATAGACATAAATACTTGGAATTGCGTAGAATTAAATCGCCATTCGTTTCCAGAAGTGACATGGGAAAACTCTCCTAAAAAGGTTGTATTGGAAGAATATCACGAATCCAATCGTGAAAAAGCAGAAAAGCTTCTTGTGGATGAGGGGTTCTTCTATATCACTAGCGTGCATCGTAATGACCTTGAAGGACTTGGGTTCGATATTTCTGAAGTGACCGATGACCAAATGAAAATATTGGCAAAACAGATGAGTAATGATTATTGCAATCAACTGTTCCATATTAGTTTGGAAATATTGGCTGAAGGTCTTGGGATTCCAAAGAAAGAAAAACAAAATCAATGAACTTTAAAATAAACCAATTATGACACCAATGGCTAAGAATTGCCTCGACTTGTACAGAGGCGGCAACCCAGCGACAATCAAGTCTCTCCTGCTTCAGCAGAGACCATCAGTAGTAACAGAACTAAAGGAGTATTTCGGGGTTTCTGACCTCGATACTCTTGCACTCAAATTAAGTAAGGGCTAGTATGGAAAATGACAATAAAAATAAAGCTTTAATTACCATAAATGGCGTTCAGTATGAAACGGTAGATGGTAATGATTGTCTTCAATGTGCTTTTGATGAACGGTGTGAACGTGCTGGTATCAACTTATGTTTCATCTTGGAAGTACAGGATTCTATTTTTAGAGAAGTTGAAAAGAAATCAAGTTAAGTAAGATATAGTATGGCTAACAAAAAAGTATTGGCAGCAATGAGTGCATTAGGGTTTGGTCTTGCAATAGCGCAATATGACAAGTTATTTGCCGACCCTGATGAAGTGAAAGCTGTTACGGTAAAGAAGCCCCGTAAACTTTCAGAAAAAGAGAAAGCATTGTATCGTAAAACAAAAACTTTGAGTGAGTTTAAGATACACGGAAAGACAATTCTCGCTTACTCAAAGAAAGATGCAATCAAGCGATATGAGCATAAAAAGAAGAATTAAAAAGCAAAGGATAATTATGGAAAATCAAATAACAAACGTATCCGTTCTGCAATGTCATGAATGGTTGCACAAGAAGCACTCAAGCGTAATTGTATTAATCAAGGTCGGTGATTTTTATGAGACATACGATGAAGATGCCGTAATTGTTTCTAAGTATTGTGGCATAGGAACAACCAAGCGTGCAGATTGTCTTCTGTGTGGTTTCCCAGCAAATAACATCAAGACGATATCTACCAAGCTTGCACAAGCAGGATTTAAAGTGATGTTGTCTGATTATCAAGACATTGTTAAATTAATCAAACCAGAAAAAACTATGGAAAGAAAAAGTATCAATCTAAATTCGTTCAAGCATATCGGCAACCATTATACTGAAACAGACCAGATTTATTTTTGGTTCAACAAGCAGAAAGGCGCATTGGAAGAAGTAAAAATCGACAGCATCGTCTTTGATTTTGTGACTGGAAGCATCGTCTACAATTTGCTTCACAATGGCTCAACACGTATGGTTGAAGCCAAGAAGGACTTTGAAAGCGAGTTCACATTGAAGCTTTACATGAATGAGAAACACTATATGGAACAATCAAGTGTTGTTCCTGACGGTGAATTGGTTGTTTGGAGATTGATTAGTGCTTTGAAGGGTTGTTTTAATTCTCAGAACCGTGATGGCGAATATTCTTTCTATGGTTATGCGTTGAAGAATGGTGAAATCGTTGAAGTGGAAGCTCTTGAATATATCAAAAGAGTTTGCGTTTCATTTGGCAATAAAAAATATAGTGGCGCACATTATTCAGTTGCGCTTTCCCAGGAACTTGACTTTGAACATATATACAAGAAAAAGGATGAGTTGGCCAAGTTTGAAAGTATACGCATAATCAATAATGACGGAACTGAAACCAAGACCGATGCTCCATTGGCTATTCTTCGTCTCAGCGATGAACAGAAGAAAGCGGTCGAATCTTTCCTTGCAGCTAGAAGGGCATTGAAGGAAGCTGGTGTAGGTATCATATTCAACAGCTATGATTGGGATATGTATGCTGTCAACATCAAGGAATTTGAATCAATTGAATCTGATGAACCCAACCTTGAATTTGACGAATATCTTCAGGAAGGAATCCTTCGTGTTGATAGTCTTCCTAAAGGAATGGCGATTGACTTTGATTTTGATGGCAATTTCAATGACGATTGCTGTTCAACCATGTTCAAGTACAAGAAATAAATCAACCCACAGCCCCTTGCCTTGATGGTGAGGGGCAATAAAAACATACACCATGGAATTACTTGTAGAAATTCGTCATGGATACTATCCTTGTCCTTGTAAGGAAACTGATTCTGATGACGATGTGATTATGGTCGATTCTCCTGAATGTTGTAGGTGCCCATTCAATAAGGGCTGCACCCAATATGGCGACTCTGAACATGGAATTCTTTGTAGTAACCCTAAAAATCAATGATTATGGAAAGTCTTTTAATTACCACAAAAGAAATTGACAACCATCGTATCAAGATTTACTATGATACTGATGCATTCTGCCCTTGTACTGATTGGGACTTGGCTGCTCTATATCTGTTTGAATACAATGGTCATGGACACATGTTACACAGAGCATGTAATTGGAGAGAAATTTGGGGGGGATATGGTGACAATAAACATTCCCTTGACGATGCGCTGAGAGCCTTGGTTCAGGAAAATTGTGATTTTGACAATGTGTTTGATTATATCAAAGGCGGCAAATTGGAATCAGTACGCCTTGAATATGATAGAAGCTGTAAGTTGTGGAAATTGTCGATACTTGGACACAGAATATTCGATGTAAGGTCAGGTTGGCATGTCATAACAGAGTTTGATGCTGGTGAGCGGAGAAACAGGCAGTGGAATGTGTTTGACGACCTGTTTGACGCTATCGATACTGAAATGCTTGTGCAAATCATAGATAATTGCGGAAAGGATGTCTTCATCATGGAATGGAAAACGAGTGGTTACTGCCAGGGTGATTATGTTTCCGGTATAGCTTATTGCACCAAAGAAAGATATGCCAAAATGGTCAGCAAGGACACTGCAAAATGGAAAGAGAAACTTGAGTCCATTATTGATGATGAAGTCAAGAACATCGGTATGTGGATGTGGGGCGATGTAAAGGGTTATGTCCTTGAAAAGAAAGTGGAGTTCGACAAGACATATAGGGACGGTCGAATTGAAGAAGATTTTGAATGGGAAGAAATCCACAGCTGTTGGGGGTACTTTATGGAAACCGAAGAGCTGATTCAAGCAGTGATTAGTGAACACGAATTGAAGGAGGAAGTGGCATGAAAACATTGCATTTTGAAAGCAGAAGCTCTTTTTTGAATGAGCTTGATGGAAAAATATATGCCGTATGTGACCATGACGGCCATTATTTGTGCGACATATTGGAGGAAGATTATGTAAAGCTCACCAATGAAGGCATGCTTGTCGATTTGACCGAAGATATGGATTATTCGAGAATTGACGCTGAAAGCGATGTTGTCTTTAAGTCTGATGTAGGTACAAAGGGCTATGAGGATTTTAAAGAAAAATATGGCATAATCATTGAGATAGATAAAAAGTGCAAGCCAATTGATGAAGCAATCGAATATGTCCGCAAACATGTGGATATGGATGAAGTCCGTTTGACAATCAAACAAATGGACGTGATGAGATACCCACTTTCAGTTGTAAATCCACAATTGTTTGATACCATTTACGATACAATGGAAGAATATGGTCAGGATAATGATTTACCTGAAGGATGGTGGTTCGATGAGGAGGAAGTAGAAAGCATTTTATTCAAGTTGTAAAACAGATAGTTATGAGTAAAAGATTAATAAAGACCGCAAAGCAGCAGTTTGAGGAAAGATTGCGTGAACTCACCGTGATTAAGGAATTTCAACTGACAGAGTCCGATATCTATTATTTGTGCGAGAACGGATATCATGAGATGTCTATCCTTAGAAAGATTCATGACAATGAATTCTATGAGTACAAGTATGACAAGTCCTATCGGGAACTTGTAGAATCCGAGGAATTCTTGAAGGAAATGGCAGATAGATTCAACGAAGCGGAACAGCTTATCAAGCCATTGTTTGAATGGTATGCATCGGCCGACAAGGACAACGAACCTTTTACATTGGACGACATTTGGATGTGCGACCTAGAAATTGATGGTCTTTCCGTAACTTTCGAAGACCTCTACGAAGAATTGCCCGATGTGCGTATCATTACCGCAAAGGAACAATGGGAAAAGGACACGGAGGGGCTAATAGCTGTGAGGAAGAATGAGGGCAAAGTCCTTTTTGTAAATATCACGGTATCGGCAGTGAAGTTCTATGACAATTACGACGGGTATGCGTGCTATTCCTACCCGTCTCTGGACGAGATGCGGAAAGATTCTTTCTTCGTAAGTCGCGTTGTGGATGAACTTATGAGAAGCGACAATCACAATAAGATAGGCGATTTTATGGAGTGGGTACGGGAAGGAGATGACTTCCCTTTGAATCCGGCTGTCATTTATGAATCCGAATATCAAGGATTTACGTTTATGAAGTATGAAGACAAGGAGGAACCGGAGGAAAAAGCCGACAATCGTACTGTGATTAATATGTACGACCCGTTCAATTGGCTCCGTATTGAAGGAAGCGGAACTTGGGAATGGATTTCAGAATTCTGTAACGATGTGAACGAGTATGGAAGACTGGATGTTCTTTATGACATCATAGATGGCGAACTTGATGTTAAGGATAAATTTAAAAATCCGCCTACAATGGAAGAAATCAAAGCAGATTATGAAAAGAGCTTTCCTCTTTTGATGGCTGGAGTGTTTGAGAATTTGGCAGAAGCCATTAAAAGTGGTGAGTTGAAGTTTAGAATGGATTACAATGCAATAAATCGTTAAAATTCTGAATATGAAAGGAAAAGAAATGATAGATTACATTCGGGAAGAGCTTGATGTAATTAATGAAAGATTAAATGAATTCACCAGATATGGCTATGCCTCTTTCCTCTCGCCACTTGTAGATACGATGTGTGAATATGAAAAAAAGCTAAAAGCACTTGAAGTGGAAGAAATGGAAAGTATTCTGAAGAAAAAGAAAGAAAACCTTTAATTATTTGTGCTATGACTGAAGAACAGAAAAAATTATTGTTGATAGACCTTTCTGGCAGGTTGCCGTATGGGGTTTATGGTAATTACTTGAATTCAGATGGCTCTTTGTCGGACGACGAATTATTAAGGAGAGTAAAGATTGGCTATCACCAGTTGATTTGTGCGGATGGACGTGATGGCATGGTCTTAGACGGGTCTCTTAAACCATATCTCTTCCCTCTTTCAAGCATGACTGAGGAACAGATAGAAAAACTAAAGGAGGAGTTATGTAATATGTACGACCCTTATCATGATTATGACAGCTATGAGAATTGGGGTGTTGAAGTATTTGAAAAACACATACATAGCGATAATTATAAATTTACATTTACTGTAGATGTGGTTGATTGGCTTAATAAAAACCATTTCGATTACAGAGGTCTTATTGAGAAATCTCTCGCTTTAGACGCAACAAATTTAGGGATATATGAATAGCATAATAGAGGAATTAAGCAAAATTTCATTAGAAAATGAAGTTTGGCTAAGGTATAAAACATACGGAAGAACGCTTTATTTTGTCAGTAACAAAGGTCGATTTGTTTCTATAATAGGAATCAATCCTAATAGAAGTAAAGGAAGATATTGGAAGATAAAATTGATTGTTCCATATCCTAACAAAAAGGGTTATATGCTTGTACGAACCAATAAAAACAAAAAGACATATCGCCAACAATTACATAGAGTAGTGTTATCGACCTTTTGCCCGTTATTAGATGATTCCAACTATCAAGTTAATCACATTGATGGAGATAAGTCAAATAACAATCTTTCAAACTTGGAATGGTGTACATGTAAAGAAAACATTCAACATGCTATATATCATAAATTGATAGATAATACAAAGCAAGTATCAATGTATTCTTTAGATGGTAATTTTATAAAAGAATTTGACTCAATAACTGATGCTGAAAAAGAAACAGGTGTTCTTGGCGTAAACATAAGTGCTTGTTGTAAACACAAAATAAGACAATCTGGTGGTTATCAATGGAGATATGAAAAACTTGAGATAATTGAAAAAGTACGACCAAAGAAAATTGCAGAAGATTTGCGAACAAGAGGTTGTAAACAAGTAGATATGTATAATGGAATCGTGAAAGTACAAAGTTTTGCTTCTGTATTAGATGCTGCTAAGTTTATTGGCAAACCTAACGCACAAGCAAATATATCAGCGTGTGCTTTGGGTAAACGCAAATCAGCATACGGATATGGTTGGACTTATGTTGATTAGCTATTGATGACACCGGATTAAAATGTCTACTAATGTTCTAAAAATTTAGAATTATGAGAACCAAAATTGAAGAAGCCATGAAATTACATGGATTGACAATTGAGCAAGTGGCTAAAAAGATGGGAGTACGTGTTGTTGTCCTTGATTACTACATGGATAACTGTAAGCGTATGAAAACATTGTCATGAATTGCAAAAGCAATAGGGTGTGATGTGTCTGATTTAATTCCATCAGAAGGGATAAGAAAAACACTATTATGAAAATCCAAACCATCAGCGATGTATACGAATTCTTCCGCTATTTGGCAGAAGACCGTAAGGTCAGTTTCCACCCGGACGATTCGTTTGATTCCTACATCAACATAGAAACCCATGAACCGACTTTCACTCCCGAAGAATGTGCTGAGTATGATGATGCTATGACAAAATGCTTCGATGTGTGTACAAGGAGTGGAATCGACATCTATGAAATCGGCATTGATTATTTGATGCCTGAATGTAAATATTGACCATTATGCCATATAAATCACAAAAGATTCCGATTGCAAACACTGAGTTTGATCGGAGACAGAAGCTCACCGATGACCAGCGTGAATATATCCGTTGGCTCCGTAAAGAAGAGGGTCTGAGTTACAATGTACTTGCAAGACAATTCGGGGTTTCAAAAAGAACAATAATCTATGTTTGCAATCCCGACAAATATGAAGTGCTAAAAGCTCAAAACAAACAGCGTCATAAGGAAGGGAGATATAAACCGACCAAAGAGGAATGGGCCGAAACAGTCCGTGAGCATCGCCGGTACAAACAGAGTTTATACAAGAAAGGTTTAATCGAATAAAAGATTGATTATGGAATATTTGGATCTTGAAGTTGACCATGACGAAAATGGCCTTATCACCATCAGCAATATGTCTGAAACATTGTATCAAGCAATCAACAAGATTCTTGCTTGTGTCGAATATGGGTTTGAAAAACATCCCAAAGAGTATGTGCTTAAAAGTTTTGAGCCATGCGGCTTGACTTTGGAAGAAAAGGATGCATTGGATAGAGAATGTTGGATGATTTAAAAATTGAATTGTTATGCCAAACTGGTGTTCTACTACTTACATAATTGAAAGTAAAAACAAGGAATTGCTACAGAAAATCTGTAATGCAATCAATGAGTGTGCAGCCATGGCAGAAGCCCTTGTTCAAAATAGTGCTTCTAATTGGTGTGGAAATACGTTCAAGATGCTTGGGATTGACCCGAATTTGGGTGACAGAGCCTTTTGGTCGTCAGCTGAAATCAAGAATGGGAATCTGGAGTTCTTTGAAGAAAGTGCTTGGAGCCGTGGAGATGCCATCACAATACTTGATGAGCATTATACCAATGAGGACGGAGAACACGAACTGAACATCACCTTCATCAGTGAAGAACTTGGGAGCGGAATCTATAAAACGAATGACGAAGACGGAATTTACTTTGATGAGAAATACATCTTTGTCACTGACGATGACTTGAATTACTATAAAACCTTTGAAGAGTTGAAGGATGCTGTACAGGAATATTTGGGAATGGGTACGGATTTCAAGAGTGTGGAAGAAATGAGGAAGGTCTTGAATTCCAGTGAAATGGACGAGGACTTATGTGCTTCAATCTATGAGCTTGAATATACAGACCTTCGCAATTAAGTTTAACCTGAAAATCAAATGAATAGCTTATGAAAGAAATAGTTCTTGGATATTATGGTTCATACGAAGTTGAGCATGTTGGAAATATATGCCATGTAAAACTGTATGATTTAATGTGTGCTGATGAGGATGCAAGTTACAAGGTTTCCATCATCAACGGCACATTGTTCATCTTCCAGTATGACAAAGAACAACCTGACGACCTTTTTGCAGAACATGCCATATCTAATTTTGATGCGGAGTTTATGGGAGATTATGCCGATATGTAATTAGTTGCATTTATAACTGTTTTTTAATTGGAACATATATGGAAAACAATTTTGCAAGTTATATGATTGAGTGGTTCCAGGAATTCCTGGATGAACACGAAGATAATGAAATGTTGGTTGAACAGCTGTTCAATCAGCTTCTGACACAGGAAGCATTGGATGAGTGGCCCAAGAATGGACTTACCATGCTTGAATATCTGAGAGGTGACATTGATGCTGAGTTCATGTATTCCAGACTCTTTATCGAGGAAACTGAAGTGGAACTTGAACGTGCTTCAGGAAAACATCAGGAAGTAATTAAAAAGATTCTCACCAAGGCAGCCGATTCACTAGGATTGGAATACGATTTCTTGAAAAAGTTTATTGATGATATGGCTTATTATATCACTAACTACGAAAGACCAATCCAATTCTTCAATGACCTACAACGTGGAGGTTGTGCTTCAGGAATGATTAGCATGTTCATTTACAACAGCGATTGCCATGATTTCTACATGAAACATGCTGATGATATGGAGGAATACAAGGAAGACATGGAAGACGAGCTTGGAGAGCCTATCAGACAAAAGGAAGGTCTGCGCATGTATCATTATGTTTGGATGTGCTGGTTATGCTACGAAGAATTTGCATTTGCACTGGCGAGACATTTATACGAAGACGAATTCTAACTTAAAGAACATACAATTATGGGTTTGACATTGACATCATTTGAAACGTCCATCAAGAATTTCTTGGACGATTTGGCTAAGGAGGACGAATTGTTCGCAAAGACTTATGCCAAGAAGAACAAATCAATCAAGGAGTGCTGCCAGTATATCTATCAGCAAGTGGAAAAGCAGCGTTCCGGTAGTGCAAAATGCGTTGCTTGTGAGGACGATGAAATCTATGGTCTTGCCATCCATTACTATGATGAAGACGATATTGTGGTAAATGGGCCGAAAGCAAAGGTTGAGGATGTGAAGCACGTTGACACGCCGAAAACGAAATCAAAGTCAAAAGCGAAACCTAAGATGAAGGTCGTTGAAAAGGAAGAAGAGGATGAAGATACTCCAGGTGCTTTGATTATCCCATTGTTCTAACCGATAATCCCCTACTATATGAAACCCAAGAACAAAGAACAGAAACTTATGCTTGAAATCGTTCAGAAGTTACCTGAATTGACTGAAAAGCAGATTGAATACTATAAGACACATTGTTTCACCACTGAAATACTTGAAAGCCGTGGTCGTTGTGTCTGTTCCGATTGCGGTCATGCATGGAAGCCGAAGGATGCTGACAAGATGATCCGTTTGCAGTGTCCCCATTGCGGTCATTCAGGACAAGTTGAACATAACAAGGCATCGAGCAAGCAGATAGAATATTTCGTAATTTCAAGAGCGATTGAAGGCTATCAGGTTCTCCGTTACATCCAGGTAAGAAGACGCTCAGAAGCAAGGAAGGTTTATCACTGGCACAAGGATGTCGGTGCAGTATTCTTTGATTCAAAAGGTAACGAGACCGAATTCTCACTCAGCAGATTCACTATGGGATGGATTCCCGACGCATGGAGCTTCGACAGTGAAATCGAGCTGAGAGGAAAGAGTCAGGATGTCCTTTACAGAATATATCCTGCCGGAATGATTACACAGAGTATCATCCCGATATTGAAACGTAACGGATATGACGGAAAGCTCTTCCATAATTGTGTCGGTCGTCTTATCCATGCCTTGCTTACCGAGCCTATGATAGAATCATGGTGGAAAATTGGTCATAAAGGTGCTGTACTGAGATGTCTGCAAGGATATTTGTATCTGAACAATAAGGAAGCAGTACGTCACATAAGAATGGCGACAAGACATGGAGTATTGTTCGACACCCCTGAGAAATGGTCTGATTTTGAGGACTTCATCAGAGATTTGAAATACTTGGGAAAGGACATTTTCAATCCACAAATCATATTCCCTGAGAATTTTGAGGAAGCCCATCAGATATGGCACGAAAGGGTTGAGCGCAAACGTGAAAAGGAAGCAGAGAGACGGGAACGTGAACGTAGAATTGCGGAACGTAACAGGGAGTTTGAAGAAATGAAGAAGAAACAGAATGAAAACGAATGGATAGACCATTATGTTTCTCACTTCTCTTCAATGGATTTCGAACGTTCGGGATTCAGATTCAAGCCACTTCTGACAGCCGAGGATTTTCAGAATGAAGCTGATGTGATGAACCATTGCATCAAAAGTTACTTCGGCAAGAAAGACAGATTGTTGCTCAGTATCATGTACAATGGAGATAAGACTGAAACTGCCGAAATCGATTTGGTCAATGGAGAGGTCATCCAGTGTCGTGGCAGAAACAACCACCCTACAGAACATCATGATACAATCGTATTCATGCTGAAGCAATACATGCGTGTTTTCAAGGCCTACAACGAAGGTAAGTTCCTGAAGTATGCAAAGAATAAGGTGAAGGTGCGAAACTCCGAGAAAATGTCTGAAAATGCCTTACAAGTAGCGTAAGGCATTCTTTTTATGTATAACTTTTTAAATTTTAATAATTATGGGAAAGATTAATATTGGAGATATGGTTTGGTGTAGTATGGATGAGCCTGCTTATGAACCTGACGGTTGTTTTGTTGGCACAGTTCGTGAAATCCAAGGCGGCGTGTATGCTGTTTCACGAGACACCAATACGCTTGTCTATAAAATGCATAAACTGCAATTCTGTCAATTGACACCACTCAGTTATTGTCCTATGAAAAAGGAAACCGATTTGTTGTCAGGATGGATTACAGACCTCATAAAGGACACTGACGGCGGTGAAAACGAGCGTTTCGGTTGGATTTACAAGAACGGGAACGGGGAAGTATGGAAGGACGACCCTTACCCTATCAAGTACTGGATTGACGTTGAAGGCGCACTGGTGATAAAGAAATATGTTGACGATGATGCTGTGTACAAACTCGCCATCGAGAAGATAAATGACATATTCAACTGTAACCCGAACACGAAGACAGTCGCCCAATACATAAAGTCAAGAGACGAACTTCGTGTCAAACTCTACCGGTTCATTGAAACGGAAAAGACTTTCACTGCTTCCATGGATGACATGATGAAGACAGCCATGGTCGCAATCAACAAATGGATGTTCTTCGGCTGGAACTATTCTTCGATTGAGCATGAAGGACAGAGCCTTCCAGAGTTCCTTGTCAAGGTGAAGTGGACATGCAATCTTGAACACATGGTCAGCAAATGGAATAACATTACCCGAAAGAAGAATCCGCATGCCTACATATCGACCTTTTATGCGGAACTGGATATGGAGAACAGAAAGGCCATGATTGAATGGGTTATTGAAAACTATAACGATGAGAGAAGAATTATCCAAGAACACCCCTAAAACATATACTTATGAATATCATTACAGAAATCAGTAGCTTCGATGAATTTCAGCCTTGGTCAGGAGGAAAGGACACATTGGAAGACTTGTCAGACGAACAGAAGGAACGTTTGTTCTAGTATGCTGAAGAAATGTTCCCTGATGGCTGTACCGACACTACGCTTAATGATTGGCTTTGGTTCGATCGTGACAGCATATACGAATATTTGGGGATAGACAGCAATGGAAATGACATTGGTTCTACAGAATGGGCACGTCCCATTCTGATGGACTATGCAAGAGAAAAGGAACCTGAAGTATGCCAGTTCGGAAACATATACTACATCATTGCTTGTTTCCTTGAGGAAGAATACGAGGACGGTGATTGTGATTCCGATGATGACTTGAAAGACGAGTTTGACCGCTATGTACATGAGCAATGGGTGGCATTTGCGGCACAGCAGCTCAAGGCATGGCACTCAGACGTGAAACTTGAAGCCATCACTGATTGGCTTGAAGAAAATTACGACTATTCGTATGGTGTTCCTGACCTTGATGAAGTGGTTGACGATTTTAAAGAATATGCCGACTCACTCAGTGAAGAAGATTTGGAAGAAGACGAATGATTAGTTTTAAAGACATAGACTATGAAAAAGAAAGTGATTGTAATTCTGAATGTGGTAAAATTGGACAATGATGGAAACATTGATATAGTTCTTGAGCATCACAATTCGAAGGATGAAGCAAGGGCATCGGCTGAAAGACATATTGACGAGTGGCTTTCTCATTATGATTTTACGTTGGATGAGAAAAAAGCTTCTGAAGGCGATGATTATCTGTGTGAAAGAGAAGATTATGGTAATTTGACTGAAGTCAGATATGTTGATGGTATAGCTGAAATTGACACGTTAATTAAGGAGTTTGAAGTTTAATCGTTCAAATGAATATGGTAGTATGGAAGAATCAAAGAAGAAGGAATTGTACGGAAAGCTAAAAAAGCTTTCAGAAATGGCGAGTGATATTTGCGGTGAATTGCATGACATAGCCGACCATTATTATGAATATGGGGACATTTGCAGTCAGATAAGAGGAATGGCGATAGATGCTGAAGAACTTTCTTCAAAACTGGGCGACAAGATGCTTCTGTCAGAAACAACCACCTGTTCACTATTGGGTGAAGACAAGGAAATGGCGGTCGGTGATTTGGTCGGGGTTATGAAACTGGATGGTACTGTAGGGATTTGTAGGATAACTGAGATAGTTCCGGGTGTCAACAATAGTGATGCAATAATTAAAATTTGTGATGGATATACCGGTATACCTGAAGTTAACCACCATATCAGAAGAATCATTCCGTGGGGTCATTGGAGAGTATTTGATGAAAATAATTGGAATAAATTCGTCAATTCCCTTGTCAGTCAGAAAAAATCGGTATCTTTGTCGCAACTGAACGGAGCTTTCAACATTAAAATAACCGATGA